GAATGGGGCCGGACGAGCCGGACGATCCGTATTTCACCGAGTGCCATATGCGTTATCACGGCTGCGTGCCGGCTCCGGTCCCGCCTCCGACGCCTGACGATCCTGCCGTGTAATGCTCCACCTAGCATCCCTAGTCATTGCTTTAAGCAAGATTGTTCCTTTGTTGAATAGGCTTCTGGATGAGGTGCAGAGGGCGAGAACCAATTCCACTCACAATGCCATCGACAAAGCCATTGAGCAGGCCCGCCAGGCTCCTCCTGTTTGCCCCTATCTTGCTTGTCCTTTGCGGGTGTCAAACGCAGGGAAACGTGCAGAGATTCCTTGACCATCCCGAGTTTGCGGCGGCATCCCAATTTGCCCCCAATTTCACGCGGGAAGTGCTGCACGCCCTGGCCGAAGCCGAGCGGAAATCGTGGTAACATCGCTTAACAGAATGAACTCCCGCGACTTTACCGTAGCCGCGCTCCCATTGGCATCCACTCTCACTTTGGGGCAATGGAACTCCATCATGGGCATCATTGGAACGACTGTGGCCACGGCCTACATCATCTGGAAATGGCACAGGCAGATTAGGAAATGAACCCTAGAGACCTCCCCTGCAACAGCCCTCGCAGAGATGTGCAGGGTGGCAAAAAGTTTGTTGTGAAAGCCTGTAAGAATGGTCAGGAACGTGTCATCCGATTCGGGGACGCCAACATGACTATTAAGAAGAATATTCCAGCCCGTAAGAAGAGCTACTGCGCCCGGTCTGGCGGCATCAAGGGAACCGACAACAAGCTCTCCGCTAACTACTGGAGCCGGAAGATGTGGTCCTGCTAACTTTCCTATGAGCAAATCAGGCGAACGCTACAAGTCCAAGAAGTCGGAAATGCGCCATGAGCGCGGTGAGTCGAAGAAGGAGCGTATGATGGAATACGGCTCCATGAAAACCAAGAACCACGGCACCAGCCGTAAGAAGTGCTCCTAAGATGCCGCTGACCAAAAAGGGTAAGAAGATCATGGCGGCTATGGTTCAGGAATACGGCAAGGAGAAGGCCCAGCGGGTCTTCTATGCCGCTGCCAACAAGGGCACCATCAAGGGCATCGACTTCAAACGGAAGAAGCGTTAAGTCTTCCGTGGTAGGATAGGGCTATGCCGCTGCTATCCACCATCGGCTCCGCGTCCCTGAGGGGGTTCGGTGCTTTTCGTCCGTCAGGCGCAGCCGCGTCCTTCATCTCGGCTACCGGGGGAACCGTAACCACTTCTGGGAACTACAAGATTCACACGTTTACGTCTTCTGGGACGTTTAGTGTGACCGCTGCCCCTTCGGGTCAGTTCTTGGACTTTTTGGTGGTGGGTGGCGGTGGTGGTGCCGATACTACCGGCTCCGACTTGGCTGGTGGCGGCGGCGGTGGTGTGGTCATCAAGACCTCCCAGACCATATCAGCGGGCTCGTATGCCGTGACTGTAGGGTCTGGTGGTGCAGCCGGCCAAACTGGCGGCAACTCCTCATTCTCAGGTATTATTGGCCTAGGTGGCGGTGGGGCCAATAGTTCTGGAACTGGGTTATCTGGTGGTTCTGGCGGCGGTGGCTACACCGGAGGTGGCGCAGCCCTTCAACCAACTTCGTCGTCTGGAGGATTTGGGAATGCTGGTTCGTTAGCCGGTGGCGGCGGTGCGGGTTCGGCAGCTTCTGGAGACACTTCTGGAGCCGGTTACTCAGGCTCGCCTCTTAGCTCATCTCTTTTTGGTGCCGGTGGAGAAGGCGGTAGCGCAGATGTAGGTCCGCCTGATGCTAATTCTGGTGATGGTGGTGGAGTTGGTGTTGGAGAAGTAGCCAATCCCGGGGCTTCTGGTGTGGTGATTATCCGCTATCTCTATCAATAATGCCTCGTTATTCACAGTATGGCTCACTTGACACCCAAGTGGGAGACGAGGGCGACGTGGCGTTTCTGCGTCTGAACACCCGTCTGCGTCCCGACCAGCTCCAGCCTGGCGATGTAGCCGGGTCTGTGAACGGGCGAATGGACGTTGATGGGGCGTGGCAGGTGCGGAAGGGCGTGGATAGCTTTGGCCCTACGCTGACGGCCAATACGGAGGCACTCATCCTCTCAGCTACCCCGGTCATCAAGCTGTACGGGAGTACCCCGAAGGCCATTTCCTCGGCCACCCGTAGTACGTCTACCGTCACCATCACCACCTCGGCCAGCCACGGGTTTAGCTCCAACACGCTGGTTAACATCTACGGGCTGTCGGGGTCTGTGGACCCTAACGGCAACCGGCTCATCACGGTGACCGGGAGCGCGACGTTCACCTACACCATCACCGGGGCCACGGGGAGTGAGACCTACGGTGGGACGGGGAATGCCCGCAATCCCGTTCTCTCTGAGACTGCGACGACCGGGGTGTACGGGTCCTGCATCTTCTCCGATCCGTCTTCGACAAATACCCGCTACATCCTCCGCGCCACCAACAAGGAGGTGCTGGCGGTGAATGTGTCCACGGGTGTGGCTACGTCCATCGCCTATCCGTCCGGCGTCACCATCGGCACCCGGGTGGAGATGCTGCAATGCTTCGACAAGGTGCTGCTGTTCCGTCCTAGCGGATATGCCGCTCTGGAGTGGAATGGCAGCCTGTCCGGCACCCCTGCCTTCACGGTGGTCACAAATGGGACGTATACCCAGCCGGTCTACTTCGACGCGGCGGGCAATACGACCATCACGGATGGCGTAGTCACCGTCACCGCCACCAGCCACGGCTTATCAGTTGGGGACAAGGTGTACGTCATTGACCGGGGAGCCTCCGAGCTAGAGGAGGGGGACAAGGACTACACGGTGAGCGAGGTGCCGGGAGTCAGTAGCTTTAAGTTCTACGCCCAGGTGAGGGATATGGCGGCCAATCTGGTCGTCATCTCCAAGAAGGTGAGTAGTGGCCGTGGGTTCGTCCATATGCCCTCCCCGGAGTTCGGCGTCTACCATCAGCGCCGGCTGTGGGTGCCGTACACGCATAACAGCGGGAACCCCGGTACCAGTCGTAATCGGACGGACGAAATCATCGCCTCCGACATCCTCGACTACAACACCTTCGACCAGCTCCAGAACCAGTATCGGATTACTGCTGGCGTGGCCGATTACGTCGTGGGCATCGAGCCCTTCGCGGAGGACAATCTCTTGGTGTTCAACCGCAACTCCATCCATCTCATCCGTGGGGTGGGCGGGGCTTTGACGGATACGACCACCCAGCTCATCACGACGGAGGTGGGGTGCGTGGCTCGCCGCTCCATTCTCCAGGTGGGCAATCAGGTGATGTTCCTGTCGGATAACGGGGTGTACGCCGCCCAGTTTGGCGACCTCTACAACCTCCGCGGGGCCGGGGTTCCGTTGTCGGAGCCCATCAACAGCCTCATCCAGCGTATCAACCGTAATTACGTTGGAAACAGCGTCGCGGCCTACTTCAACAACCGCTACTATCTGGCGATCCCGTTGGATAGTTCGACGGTGAACAACGCCATCCTGATTTACAACTTCCTCAATCAGGGATGGGAGAGCCTGGACACCATTGGTCAGAACGGCTGGGAAATCCAGAACTTCTTGGTCGTCGATAGCGGCGGGCTGTCCAAGCTCTACACCGTTAGCTCCTCCGGTTCCATTCACATCGTGGACGAGCGTTCTGCGGGGAGTGATCGTCTGAGCCTCTTTGCCGGCGTGCCTGCCACGGTCTACCCCATAGCCCCGAGTGTCACCACCCGGCAATATGCCTTTGGTCAGCTTGGCCGGAAGAAGTTCTCCACCTACGAGCTTCACGTAGAGAGTTCGGAGTCGGAGAGCAGCGAGGGCACCATCTCCATCGACATCGAGAACCCCGACTTCTCGGAAGCCCTGTCCACAATTAGCGCCCTGAATGGTGAGACTCTGGGAGTGGGGGAAGACACCTCCCTGCGTGGTAGAATCGGCAACAAACGTGGCTACGCCGCCCAAATTGTCTTAACTCCCAGCAATGGGCGTCCCAAGCTCAGGGCGGTGAAGTTGCAGGCGTCCCTCACCGACCCAACCATCACTTCCAAGTCCTAAAATGGCTATCCTGGCTACTGGCAATACCTTCGCGGTTGGGGACGAGCTTACTCACACCAAGCTCAACAACGCCGTCAACAACGCGACTTTTGACACGGGGGCTGTGGACAACGCCACCACCCAGTTGTCTGGCGGGGCGCTCATTGTTAAGGATGGGGGTATCACCCCAGCCAAGCTCTCTACGGGTGGGCCTTCTTGGACGAGTGGCGGGGCGTTGACGGCTACGTCCATCCAGAACTCCCCTATTGGCTCTTCTACGGCCTCTTCCGGGGCTTTTACGACGCTTTCCGCGTCTGGGACTACCTCTATCTATGAAGCGGTGGAAAAGGCCGCCGTTTCGGGTTCTGGGCTTACGGGAACGGTTAATTT